ACACAATGATGTGTATGCAAACAGAGTAATCGACAGCATAAGAAAACAAGGAGTTGCCTTGGTAGCAGAAGCAGATGGCAACATAGTAGGAATGTTGTTGGCAATGATACAAGGTGATATGTGGTTACCAGAAGTAAAGTCAATGAGAGAGATTGCCTGGTGGGTAGATCCAGAATACAGAGGATCAAAAGCAGGCGCAAAATTATTAAAAGAGTATGTGGGTGTAGGAGACCGACTGGTAGAACAAAACCATATCAGTGCATACACAATAACAACACTGGGTATGGGAGACCATTTGAATATGCAAAAAAGAGGATGGACACCAATAGAAACAAACTTTGTTAGAGGAGCCGCATAATGGCAGTATTTACAGCAATAGCAACAGCAGTAACAAATGCACTATTGTTTGCAGGAGGAGGCTTCTTAGGTAGTTCAGCACTAGGAACATTAGCCGCACGTGTGATAGGTGGTATTGTTGCGGCAGGTATAGCCACAGCAACAGCAAGAGCAACAGGCTTGTTCAAGTTGCCCAGTATGGGAGAAACAGCAGATCCCGGAACAAGAATAACACTAGCACCAGATAGTGCAAACAAACTGCCAATTGTATATGGTAAAGCATTTACTAGTGGACCTATATTTGATGCCGCAATCAGTAATAGTAATAAAACAATGACATATTGTCTAGCACTCAGTGAAGAAACAGATTCAGGCACATTTAGTATACAAAACATATATCTAAATGATGCTAGACTTAACTTTAGTGGTAACACTTGTATAAGTCACTTTGATCCTAACGGAACTAGTGACACAACTTATGCCAGTAATGTGAGAGTGAATGTATATGCTGGTGGTAGTAGTGGTAGTGATGTTATTTTCCCAACTAGTGGCACAGGTTCAAGCACAGCCGCAACAAGTATAGTAGGTCATTGGGGAGCAAATCACACAGCAAATGCAATGGTGTTTGCAGTAATACAAATTGATTATTCACCAGAAAACGGACTAACAGGTTTACCAGCAATGACATTTGAAATGACCAACAGTCTTAAGAATCCAGGTTTAGTGCTACAAGATTATTTAAACAACGACCGATACGGGGTAGGTTTCAGTAACACACTACTTGATACAAACAGTATAGTGGGCACAGCCAATACAGCAATGAGAGGTTTTTGTGACCAACTTATAGATTACAAAACAGCAGGTGGTAGCACAGCACAAAGCAAACGTTATGAAATAAACGGTGTTATGTCTACTTTTGCAGACACAAGAAGCAATATCGACAAAATATGTCAAGCAGGCGGAACATACTTTGCATATGATGGTAAACAAGGCAAGTTTAAAGCATTGCCAAACAGAGCATTTACATCTGCAGAACAATCTGCGGCAGTTGTTTACGATGACGACAATATGGTAGGCAAATTGGACATTGCTTCAACAGAACTGTTCAGTATGTATAATGGTATTGAAGTAGAATTTGCAGACAGCAATAGAAAAGACCTAATGAACACGGTGCTAATAGAAACACCTACAAGTGACAGGAACCCTAACGAACCAGACAATACATTAAAATATGGCATTGATTTAATCAATGACAAAATTAGAGCAGAAAGGTTAGCAAATGTCGACTTGCAACAAAGTAGATTAGCAACTGTTATACAGTTTAGCACCGATTTTAGTGGTATGCAAACAGATGTAGGCGATGTTGTAAAAGTAAACAACAGCCTATATGGATTCAATAACAAATTATTCAAAGTTATGAGAACCAGAGAAGTAGAAACAGTAGAAGGAATGATTGGTGTAGAAATGAGTTGTATGGAATATGACGATGACATCTACACAATGCCAGTAAACGCACAATTAGAATTACCTAGAGCAAACATTGACTTGCCTAGAATACCTATTTACATACCAGGAACTTTTGTTTTACCAACTGCCTTAAATGGTAATTACGGTAATTTGGTTATTGATGCAGACGTATTTGGAACAGTAGTTGCCAGAGAACATATGATAGATTTAGCAACAGGTGGACAAGTAGAAGACAAACCAGCAGACAAATTGGATTTAAGTAGTGGCACAACTTATGCAGACTTGTTCACAAAAAGAGAACTAGACTTCACAGCAGGAACAGGTATTGAACCAGGTGAATACAGTTTTACCGCGGCAGGTTCGCCAATTGGATCGATGAGTGGCACTCACGATGTAGCCTTAAGTGCAAATGTAAATATTGAATATGCTAACGGTTTTGTGCAAAATGAATTCTTTGGTATAGGTCAAGTATTTTCTTCATCAATACCTAGCACAGTTGAAGCAAACAAAAAGATTAATATACGAAGTGATATAGTGCCAGTTAGTGGCAATGTTGTGTTGCAAGGATATAGCACACTGGATGCAAACCCATCTGGACATAGAGGATTTGCCAGTTTGCGTTATGATATGTTGAGGTTAACAAAAGGAGATATATTTTAATGATTTATACATTATATCATACTGACACAGGCAAAATAGAAAGTGTTTTAAGATTGACAGAAGCCAGCAAACAAAAGATGTTGGACAACAATCCGGGTATAGCATTTATGCCAGGAACTGTGCCTGATGTAAACAAATATCAAATGAATGTAAGTTCAGCATCACACTTTGTAGAACTTAAACCAGCACTAACAATAAACATAGAAGTATATGTTAGACAGAGAAGAACAGACTTACTAAAATTGTGTGACTGGACACAAACAGCAGACAGCCCACTTAGTGATAGCAAAAAAGCAGAATGGGCCACATACAGACAAGCATTAAGAGATATGCCAGCAAGTGCAGACAGTTGGCCCACAGTAGAAGATATAACTTGGCCCAGTAAGCCTAGTTAAGATAAATATAACAATAACGTTGTATACGCCTTAGTTTATACAACAATTCCCTTAGGAGTGAAAGAATGTCAGGTAGAGTATTAGATTTTAAACAATACATTGGTGGAATGGACAATGTAATTGTAGAAGAAATGGTTCCATCCCTTCAAAAAACATATCGTTATGATTACGGCACAGATATAAGCAATTATAATTTTGAATTAAGTGCCCAAACGATTATCGTAGATTCCATTGCGTATGACAGAGCAGATGGATCTCCCAATTTTGCTAGTAGCACAGTTTTAGGCAGTTACGCAAACGTTGATTTCAGTGCAACTAACTTAAATCCAGTCAGTAACGTAGCAGGCACAATTGATGTCACAATACCAGCACAAAGATACACTGGTAACATTATACCAGATGCAAGAACTAACGTGCCAGTAACAGTTGTTAGTGTTAAATGGACAGATACTAACACAACCCCAAGTCAAACATCAAGTCATAGATGGGCAATATTAGAAAGATATGAACCAGATGTAACAATTGGTGATCCAACACTAGGTGCAGGTTATACTGTTATACCTACATCTTAAGGAGACAGTATGGCTAATGTAACAGTAACATCTACAAATCCCGCAATATCGGTAACAAAATCTAATAGTGTAGTAAACGTATCATCAACAAGTTCAACAATCACAGTTAGTGCTGTAGCCAGTTTGGCAAATGCAAATGTTGTAAGAACGGCTGTAAGTGCCACAGATGCAGGCGGAGACGGCAGTTTTTCATATAATTCAAGCACAGGTGTATTCACATACACAGGACCAAGTGCCGCAGAAGTAAGAGCACATTTAAGTAACACATCACCTATACAATACAACAGCACAACAGGTGTTATAGGTATTGATAGTGCCGCATTATTTACAGGTAAAACAACAGACGATTTAACAGAAGGTTCAACAAATTTATATCTAAACGGTGCAGGAACAACAGACGATTTAACAGAAGGAAGCACAAACAAATACTTCACTAACACTAACGCAAACACTTGGTTTACAACTCAAAACACAGGTAATTTAGCAGAAGGTGGTTCTAACTTATATTTCACAACAAGCAGAGCAAGAGGTGTTTTAAGTGCCGCAGACTCAGGTGGATTTGGTAGTTTTAATTACAACAATGGCACAGGTGTATTCACATACAACGGAACTACCAGTGCAGACGTTAGAGGTGTATTAAGTGCAACCTCACCATTAACATATAACAGTGGCACAGGAACGTTTGGTATCGATGCTATAACAGGACTAGACAGTGGCACAGATGTTGATATCAAAGCAGGCGATAGCATATACAATTTTATAGATAAAAATGACAACAGCACAACAGAAGTATTCAAAATATATGCAAATGGAGAAACAACAGGTGCGTCTGACCAATTATTTCAAGTAGACGAACAAGGTAATGTTACACTATGGGGTAACAATGCAGACAGCAATCAAGCAAGATTGAGATTAAGAAAAGACGGTGATTTGATCTTAACACAAGGTAACTTCGGTGCATCAACACATTTACAATTAAACGCCAAGTTAGCACCTACCCCAGCAGGTATGGCCAGTGGCGGAACACCAAGAAATGGTATGTGGATGAGAGTTGCAAGTGGCACAGATCCAGACAGTTATACCACAAAAGCAAACAGTTTTATAGACTTCAATGAAAATCCATACAGTAGTGCTGTAACAGGTGATTATTGGGATGGTATGATATTGGGACACGATGGTGGTCTCACAGTAGCCGCAGATTGGAAAGGAGCAAACAGTGAAACAGCAGGTTTTACAGTTAGACGTGTAAGAGGTGGTAATGTAAGTGCTACTACTGGCTCTGCAGAAAACTTATTTAGAGTAAGAGCAAATGGTGTAGTAGACTTCGGACAAATAACTGGAGGACAAACACCTAGAGCCAGAATAGATATGACCACAAGTCAGTCTAATCTCACAATAGATCAAGCAGAAATAAATGACAAGTTTACACTCAGTAACACAGGTATAAGTGGACAAGCATTTGGAACATTTGAAGGATTGCAGTTTCAAACTTCACCTGCAGGCGAATTTTTCCCTAATGCAGGTGAAAATGGTTTAATTTTAGGCAACAACAGTATATCCACAGCAAATACTAGCAACAAAAATAGAATAGAAATGTATGGTGGTATTGTAGATGGTTCTAGATTACAACACGCAGTCAATATTGTTGCAGATGGCAATGTTAATATAGGTGTAGATGCCAGTGATACAGGCACAAATAAAAGTTTTACCATATATGATGGCGGATCAGGAAGTATAACAGAAGCAGGTAGATTTTTCAGGGTTGATGAATCAGGTAATGTAGAAATTAACCAAGCATACACATTGCCTAACGCAGATGGTAGTGCTGACCAAGTTATAACAACTAATGGATCTGGTGTTTTAACATTTCAAGATGCCGCGGGTAGTGGTTTAACAAATGCACAAGTAATAACTCATATATCACAAAATCCTTTAACAGTAGGCGGTAATCTAAATGTTACAGGAAATATTATTGCAACCGGCAATATAGATTATGAAAATGTTACAGACTTGTTTGTTACAGACCAAAAGATAACACTAAATGCAAACGCGGCAACAAACAGCAATGTGCAAATTATTGCAAACAGACCGCAAAATACCAGTGTAGAAGTTAAATGGAATGAAGACACAGATAGATGGACATTCACAAATGATGGTAGCACATACTACAATTTAGCAACCAGCACTAGTGACGTTGCAGAAGGAACTAATCTTTATTACACAGACGGTAGATTCGATACTAGATTAGCAACAAAATCAACAAGTAATTTAACAGAAGGCAGTAATCTTTATTACACAGATGCTAGAGTAGATGCACACGTATCAGGTGGCACAGGTATAACTTATACAGCAGGTAGCATCGTTTTAGATAATACAGCAGTTACACCTAAAACATATGGTGATGCTACAAATATCCCACAATTAACAGTGGACCAACAAGGTAGAATAACAGCAGTAAGTAATGTTGCAGTAACAGCCACAAGTGCAGATACTAGTAAAACAGTTATTAAAACAGTTATAGCCGCAGAAACATTAGCAAAAGGCGATGCAGTATACATAAGTGGTGGCACAGGAGATAATCCTGAAGTCAGCAAAGCAGATGCAGATGATGCCAGCAAAATGCCAGTATTTGGTGTAACCACAGAAGCAGTAAGTTCTAGTTCAACCACAGACTTAGTTATATATGGCTTGGTAGAAAGTTATGACACAACAAATTTCGTAACTGGTGACAGTTTGTTTGTAAGCACAACAGCAGGTGCATTGGCAAATACAGCACCAACAGGAGAAAGTGCATTACTACAAACAGTAGGTAAAGTTATAAAAGGCGCAAGTAGTGGTGGTAAAATTACTATCACTGGAGCAGGTAGAACAAATGCTACACCTAACTTGAATGATGGCAAGATCTTTATAGGTAATGGCAGTAATCAAAGCACAACAGCAACATTAGATACCAGCATTGTTCCTGAAAATACAAACCAGTATTATACCACAGCAAGAGCAAATGCCGCCATAGCAGATTACACAGGCGATATGCTTGAAGTAAACACAATAGATGTTCAAGACAGTTTAACAGTTACAAATGGTTTAATTGTAGAAGCCGGTGGTAGTGCAAACTTAGATTTTAGCCAATCTAGTTTTGGTATTTTAAAAGTTGGACCAGGAAATAACACAGGTCATTTGGAAAGCAGTTTCTTTGATTATGGTGGTAAAAGTATAATATGTGATGAAAACTTGTATGTTGGTAGAGGACTTAACTTTAGTAGAACAGCACTAAACATCAACACCAGATATACACCAGGATATACTCACACACTAGCATCAACTAATCCAAGTGCAAACGTTTACATCAATATGGGTGTAGGTGACATTGGTGTTGGTAGTAATCCACTTTCACCAGCAGGTGCAGTAGCAAACGCCACAGTAGGTATAAAAACAAACAAAGTCTTAGGTAGTATACTGGGTTGGCACGATCCAATAGACAGTTCAAACATCAGTTATGACGCAGATCCATTATTTGATCCAGTAACAAACATAAATGGTTGGTATAGTTTTAAAGACTTAGCAAAAACAACTGTAGACGAAACGTTTGATGCAAACTTAACTGTAACAGGTATAACAACACTTAATTCTAATGTAGACTTAAATGCTAACCTAGATATTAGCAGAAATCTAGATGTA